AAGTACAAATATATTCTATTTAATTGAATTAAATACATAAAAATAGAACTATATTATCTCTGTCAAACTCAACCACCATTCTCTGCTTCTTATATCATAAACTGCTCTTGAGATAGCAAACACTCTATTATTCCCTGAGTACTGATTGATACTATCCTGTAAGTTACCTGTCAGTTTAAGGAATGTAGATGCGTCTGTCTCTCTCAAGGGTAATTCTATTAACTGCTTCTGTCTGCTATATAATGTCTTGAACTCATCAGCTATTATACTAAGCAGTTCTTTACTCTCGCTTCCCCCACGAGTGTTCCAGTCTGTTGTATAATCTAAGGAAGTTATATCTATCGCTGCTGTTGTATGTACTACAAGACCTGCAAGATCACCTGATGCATTAGTTATTGTCGTATCGCCTGAGTAATCTACGCCGAGTGCCGTGCTTGTAAATAATAGATCAAAGCCATCAGATGTTAATGTAATGCCTGATAATAAGAAAACTGCTGCGTTGGCTGTAACAAAGTTTGTAGCTGTCTGTGTTGTGCTTGTGACATAAGTAGCTGTCTTAGTAATACCATTGCATACTACTGTTGCAGATCCGTTTGTTCCCGTAAGAGTGATTGTATCTACTCTGTATGCAAGAGTAGCGGTAGCAAGAGATCCTGCAAACTGCTCAACTACATTATCTATATCGCTATCGGCCACATCACCAAGCATCATCCGGTAGTTAATTTCTCTTCCCGTGACAGTATTAGTTGCAGCATATGTCTTCTCTATTATCTCAGGCTCATCTACGTATTGTTTTACGTGCTTAGAAAAAGGTTCCCATTTCGGGAATATCCAATTTACTAATCTCATTATAGGATCGGTTGGAGTTTTCTTGATTAATCCTATTGAGTCGTTAGTACAAAAGAGTCTTATATTCTTATATGCTAAAGCAAAGTTATTTGTAGATGCGCTATAAGGACTATAAAGAGTTATTGTATATGGTCCATTAGCTGGTAATCCTGAAGGAATAGAGCGTGAAAAATTAATCCAACCGCTTCTCCCATTTGCTATTGTATCTGCTGTTATGTCTATATAAGCCTCACTTGTACTCCATTCAAGATCTTCCGCATCTTTTATCTTCAGCCATTGATTAGCTCCATCAGCCTTTACTTTTATGTAAATATGCACACCTGTTAAGTCGCTTCCATACCATGAATAGAAGTAATAATCAAATGAGAATCCTAATATATCTGAAGTGGTTTTTAAATAAGAACCGAAACTCTGATATATTTCATCATCCCTTACTGATCCCTTAGCGGCGAATAATACGCCATCAGATTCTTCAGGCACTTCTTTTGTGATAATACTCATTGTGCCGGTCCATCCCTCCCATGAGTCAGGATTAATCAAATAATAAGGATCATAATCTTTCGCCTTGAACTGCCAGCCATCTATCCATGACTCCTTGTAACCATAATCCTGAAAGACTTTTATTATTCTCGCATGAGGAATAATGGTCATCATACCGCCATTATAGTCTTCTAAATAAGAGTCAACGCCTGACCGTTTTATGTTTTGAGCCGGGGTCTGTGAAGTATAAGATTTAGTAGTCGCAGAAGTATAAGTCCTACCGTGCATGGTAGTGTCGGCAACTTCTCTAAACCGATAGATGATGAACTTACCATTATCCTGTCTTATCCCGGCATTAAATATCTTCAGTATCTCGTTTAAGGCATCATAGCAATTATAACCTTTGAATACATCAGCATCTATTAATAATTGATTAAGAGGTGAATCACCTGTGGCTGTGCTGCAAGTTTCTTCGTATATGTTTACAAACTCAGTAAAAGAATCTATCCCTGCCTGGTCAAGTATGTCATGAATAATAGCAGCTAATGAAGTTCTGCCAGTTAAATCAAGATCATCAAATTCAAAATCTTTTAATAATCCTAATCCGTCTGTTGCTTGTATTGTAACAGTAAAAGGAGGTGTGTCGTAAGGCTCCTGGAAGTTATTAGCTAATATATATCCATACCAATAAGGAGTTAAGTTTTGATAGATGATTACTTTCCTGTCAAAATTGTCAGCACTAAATAAGTTGACAAGAAGGAAATTTGTTTCACATTCTACGTTAATAGATGCTTCTGATCCCATAATGTTTTGATTGACGACATCATCATTGCCGTACCATTCAATAGTAATAGGGTTGCCTGAAGCCTGAAGGGAAATTACAGAGCCAGGATCGGGGTCTTTTTGGATGTCTATCTGCCAGTCGATTCCCAAGTCATCAGTAAACTCAATCCTATATTCTGTACCGAATGCCATTATGTAGCGTTATTTGCCCTGTTTACATATCTCATCCCTGAGAGGTAGATATCTGATCCTTTCAATCTGCCTGTAAGCGTTAAGTTCATCCCAAATGAAGGAGCAGGAGCTAACCCGCCACCACCGGGACCGAAAGAGGGGAGTGATAGCCCTGCCGTACTTGCCGGACTTATACCACCCATGAGGAGCTTAATTATAAATAATATAGCCTGTTTAGCGAGTAACTCGGCTACGTACCTTTGAAAATCCATTATTAGAGAGTTGATCATAGCCTTAAAACCTCCCTGTACGTTCATAAACATTGAAGCAAAAGCATCCTGTAACTGATATACTACATCCATTTGTTGTGTTAGTTTAGAAGTAGTGTCTATAATAGTCTGAGGAGCCTGTAATCCCGGTAAAGACTTAGCGAAAGTGGGAAGTGTGAGATTGGCAGTAGAGATAGCAGTAGGCCCCGCTTCTCTTACTATCTCCTCAGTACCCATAAACAGCTCTTTTGTCTTTCTTAAAGCCCCTGCATATTGTTCATTAGCTAATGAGAGTGTTTTTTCACGTTCTCTTATTATAGCTGCCAACTGAGTGGGTGCATCTTTAACCCCTGAGAAATTATAATAATCGTAAAGCCTTTGAGCTATCTGTAAATTGATATCTTTTCCGAATGGAGTAGCGGCAATAGCCCCAGTCTTAGATAATGGTTCAATACCCTTTGCTAATGTACCAAGATACCTGTTATATTTATCTAATTCACCCTGCTTATTGAGAAAATAATTAGAAAATAGCTCCATACTTTCAGCAGCATACTTGCTGTCAAGGTGATTAATGGAAGTCCATTCATCCATCTTGATCTTAAAGGTATTCTCAGCAAGGTTCTTTGTCCTTTCAAGGATCTCTTTTTCGACAGATAAATACTCTTCTTTGTATTTCTTTCTTTCCTCAATGCTTTTAGCAGAGTTTATGTTTTGAAGTGCAATAGCTGACTTGTCACGAAGTCTTTCAATGCCTACATCAGCAAAAGCAGTAACTTCTTCCAGTTGGTCTTTCAGTTCAGCAAACTTCTTCCCTTCTCTAAAGGCATCTTTTAATCCTTGTATAAGCCCTGAGAAATCTAACTGAGCAAGACTCCTTCCAAGTTCATTTAGTGCCGTCTTACTACCTGAGAGAACGAAGTTCCACTTATCGGCAGTCTCTTCGGAAGACATCATTATCTTCTTGAAAGTGCCGACAGCAACAGTAATGGTTCCAAGTATTGCGGTAGTCTTAGTAAGTAATGAGCTGAACCCCTGAAACTGCTTCTGAATACTCCCGACAGAACGGTTCATTGATTCCATTGTCCTCTGGAACCCTGAAGCATCACCTTTGAACTTATAACCTATTGAATAATCTTTCGGCATTACTTTAACTTTTTGGCTATCTTATCTGCTATTCTTTTCTGTCTCTCTTTCTCGGCCTCAGTTAATATCTTTGGCTCTCTTTTAGGTTTCTCCCAAGGAAACGAGAAGAGATCAGAAGGCTTCTTAAAATTCTTGCCTCCAAAAGCTGCAATAGAGTAAAAGCACTGATAACGTATCCTCTCCCATTCATTCTTCTCCCTCCTTTCGTTCTCTTTTAATAGTGCTTCTACCTCATCGAAGCTCATCTGGTCAAGAAAATAATCTGGTGTAACACCGTTAGCGACAACCGCCCCGTAAACTTTTTTAAAGTCTATTGGGACTGAATCACCATTTTTTTTTCCATATTCATGCTCTCGGAAAAAGCAGTCAAGGCTTCAGGTTTGTCGTCAATAAGGTTAAGGAAGTCTTCATAACTCATATCATTACCTCCTGCCTTGACAACACAATAGAAGAAAGTAATTATATCTTCCATCGTTTCAATCTTAGATATACTGTGTCCGGTCAGCTTCTCATAATTGATCATTGACCGTATAGTCATCTTAATCGGATAATCCTTGTCGCCTATCTTAATAGTTTCGGATTCTAATAGTTTCATAATAAAAGGGGAGGCCCCATAAGGAGCCGTCCCATTAAGAGGTTATTAAATTGTTTATCTCAAACCCGTCATAGTGTTCAAACGTAGCCGTATAGCTTACGTTCTCCTGATCAGGGAATGTAGCATCAACGCCGGTTATTATAAACTTACCGCTTGAATAAAAGTGCGAACCACCTGAAGTGGTTGTGTCAGGAGTACCACTGCCCGAAGTCGTCTCTCGTCCAAAAATCATCAGGACCGGAGTTCTTGCTATGATCAGCTCCATAAGATCTTCATAGTTATACTTATCGGAATCAACATACAACCCTTCCATAGTACCAGTTACCTCAAGTCTCCCGGCTGCTTTTGTGACGTAATTACCTGACCCTTTATTAGAGGTGTCCCTGGTCGCCATTTTAATTGACAAAGAGTGGCTTGTTGCGTGAGCAAAAGTCTTCCATGTCGTAGCACCTGAAGAGGGAGAGATGAACACAAGTACATCACTACCGTTAATTACATCAGTTATTGCCATTAATATACATTTACTTTAAGTTTAAAAATCATCCTACAATAAAACACATCGGATTCACCATCATAACCCTCTTCTTGTCCGGTCATGTAAATACGGCTTATCTCCTGTGTACCAGTACCCGTTTGTTTAAGCTCTAAAGCACCTCTTACAGCATCTGCGGTGTCTTGTAACCCTGAATAGTCTTTTGCAAACGAAAAGACCGAGAATGAAATGTCATCCTGCGCCCATTCGTTTTTAGCATAAGAAGGTTCCACTTCGTCTATTGTGTAAACAACAGCCGGGAGATCCGTTTCCGGATTCATAACGTAAGGATAGATGTCATTACTGACAAGAGCTACCAGAGTAGCGTCCGCTTTTAATAAAGCACTTATTGTCTTCCCTATCATCTTAACCCGTTTTTATCGTGGAACCTCTGAATTGCTTTATACCATTCTTCTCCCAAGGTTTTCATGACACCACCACCTTTTGAGTCGATAGCACGTTTAAAAAAACCAGCATAACTGCCACTTGGATTCATGCGACCTGTATATCTTTTCTTCTTTAAGGGTTTTCCCCTCCATGTCTTAACATACCGGTCTTTTGTCCCATCCTCGACCAGATGACCATGCGCCCCTTTAAATCCTCTGTTTTTTCTCGCTGCCAGTATTACAGCGATCTCGTTGCGGGCAACAAGTAGCCCAATGGATCGTTTGAGGTTGCGTTTGCCTCCGGCCTGAGCCGGTGCATTAGCTTTCACCTGGTCAAGAACAGGTTTGGTAGCTTTACGAAAAGCGGAGATAAGGACTTTGCGCTGGTCGATATACCGAAGATTCTGAAACGTCTTCTGTAAACGAAGCATATCAGGTGACGTGAATGTTATGTCAACACCTTTATTCATTGATCTTAGATAGCGTTAATAATAGTCCTTCTTTTCTTCCTAACCTTTCGATATACTGAATGCTGTAATAATCGGAGTCTATCAAGACTCGCATCGTCTCTACTATTGTGCTTCTATATCTCACCCTGAGAAGGATAGTACCGGAAAAAAACTTTTCATCGCTTGAGATTGTAGAATCTCCTCCCCCGTAGGTAATCTCTCCCCATGTAGTGAAAGAAAGTGTATAAGTATCAACAGAAGCATTAAAAGCGTCTCTTGTTGATGTCTTTGCGTAGAACGATACCCGTCTGTCAAGTCTCCCTGCTCTCATGCTATAACCCAGTCTTTAAAGGGTGCTAACAAAAACTCAATTGCGTAAGGCACTTTAGAAACAGACACTCCTGAAATAACCGGTTCTCTCATGTTATAGAGGTGTCCAATCATCATCAGGATAGCCTGTTTTATAGGTACTGGTAATGCACTACTCACAAGTGGAGAAGGCTCTACTTTAAAAGTCAGCTCTGAATCCGTAGTAGAGAAAGCTGATGTAACCGTTAGATTTTCATTATCGGTTATCGTAGCAATCACCCTGTCAGACTCGCCCTCAACTCTTATTGTGTCACCTACTTTGTAGTCAAGGAAAGTAGTGCTGCTGCCAACCAGAGCAGTAGATGCTGCGGTTGTAACTGTACCAGGGCATTTATACCGCCCTTTTAT